ATGATATAAATCAGCGTACCAATCTCGGCTAAACTTTTCAGGAACTATAATTCCATTCGGTAAAGTTGTACTCGCCATTTTTCTAATCTCCTATAAATTATTAATAACTCTTTCCGTATGGTGATGTACCGTAAGCTGAAACTCCATAGCCTTCACGCATTGGTAAATCATCCGTAAATATGCTACTGTCATACATTGTCAGTTCAACTGTGCAATTTTTTTCAGATGGTTTGATTTTCTCTACCCAACATGGAACAATAACAGCAGATACAATTCTAGGCAGTTCAATATCTGTACCATACCACGTTACAGGTAAAGTCGCTCTGAATGATTTTGCGTTTATCCAATCATTGTATCTTATTGACAATAGATGTGGTTGTCCTTCTTCGTCTGTGATGAAAAATGCTGTCGGTCTATGTGAAACATTACCACTACCGCCGTATTGTTCTGCTGTCAGTGGTGGATTAATTTCAATTATGCCGTTGTCGTAATTTGTGACTCTGCCGGAATAGCCATCACCCGCCCAATTTGAACCAACCACAATATACTCGTTGCCATAATTTGGCTTATGGCGCATTTCTGCCGTTAGCATACCGCAAGTAGGTTCATCAACTACCAAGCCGACAAAATCTTTGTAGTTACAGTTTAAACTGTCAAATTCAGTAGTTAAAGTGAATTTAACTCTATTCCTTAATATGGAGCGTAATCTTCTAGCACCCATAGCTACAGCTTGCGCTTTTTCAGTCACTCCGAATAACTGCAATTTTTCTTGATATATCGAAGTAGGATAATCAGTAACTTCAATGGTACTGTACTGACTAGCTGACATATGAATATACACAGTAGCAGTCTTGTACGTTTCAACATCAGTATATTGTACTTCAATTTCTTCTGCATCATCACGTCTTGGAAGTGCTACATCAATCTTCAAATTTGAATAATTTTGTGGCGAAAAAATGAAACTGTAATCAGTCGGACCGGATAAATGGTCGTTATCCCAACTACCGCCCTCATAGTCTATATTAGGATGCTCTCCAATCTGCACAATCTGCAATCCGTCTGCTCTTGTAGAAAGTTCACTATATCCAATATGTAGAATATCAGATAGAACATTCAACAAAGTATTATCGCTGTCTAAAGTGCCATTAAGGTCTAAACCTCGAACATTCCAGATTGCATCCATATCAACGATATTATCAATATGCAGTAAACTTGCAAATTTGCTATGGTCACAAATATATTTAACTGCCGGAGCAAGTGCGCTGGTAGGTTCCAAGGTATTTGTTTCAATGTTTGGTAACATTCTTGTAAATAATGTACTGATTTGATTATCTGACATTTCTGAAAGTGTTTCACTTCCTCTGAACCGCATCAGTAAAACTGTTATATCATCATAAGACTGTGGATTTGCAATAACTGATTTTAGTCCGGTCCATTTCACCACATCACTATAATGCGTTGTATCATCACTATGCTCTTCTGTAAGTCTGTAACATCTGAAATACCAATCCCCTTTTGGTAAATCAAATTTTTCAGTTACTCCGACTGCATCCATTCCGGTCTGTTCGTATTTTGGAGGGTCATAACTCACAATGCGCTTATGGCCATAACTAGACATTGTAACATCTCTATGTTGCCATGACAGTTCACCAGCTTTTTTATATTCAATTCTGACTGTTACTGAAAATCTTTCTATTCCGCCGTTGTCGTTTCGATAATATATACCGCCAGGGGCGTATAAATCTATTTCAACTTCTGATACATCTACCCCTATCGGTGCGGCTCTGTATGGACCCGTAGCAGTGCTGTCGTTTGTGGCAATACCTTTGGTAATATTCTGTAGAATGATTTGATTTGACTGTGATACACAGTTGAAAAATCCATCCCAATTCTGAATTAAATTACCGTGGCGGTCACATCTTGCAACTTTGATTTTAGTGAGATTAGGACAATAACTATTTGATGTATTATCTAAAAATCTGTTATGCCCGGCACAGTTAAAACCGAACGTTGTGGCAATTCTATCAGAGTCAGTGCTAACTGATGTATCTGAACTATCACAGCGGCAAATTCCACCACCATATACGGCCATAACTCTATAATAACCGTTATCGTCTACAATGTTATTCTGCTCGCTGTAACATCTCCAATGCTCGGAAGGAGTTGCTGTTATGCGTGTTAAATTTCCATATATTACTGTTGAATAATCAATTTCAAAATCATATCCGGCTCTATCTTCGTCAAAATCAATAGCGTTATGGGTATATTGATAAAAATCTTCAGCTGTCTGTTGTGCAGGACTTAAATCAGAAAATGTACCATAAGGCCAGCCGATTTTATCTATAGGTCTAGGAGTTTGCGGAGTAGGTGAACTTCTATCTAATACGTCAAATACGATATGCGATACATAATCTGAACGCCCGAATAATGCTTCGTAATAATCTCCAACAGCACCAAGCAACGGTAATTCGTGAGTGTATGTTGATACTTTTTCACCCGATAACATACATGGTAGAATCACAAATTTATTTTCTAATTCCGGTCTATAACTGCACTTTGTAACTTTTACGCACACTGCCGGAATTACGGTAACAGTAAACATTGAACCAGGAAGGAATCTGTAATTCCACGGTTCATTATTTCGGCCATAAGTGATAGTAAAATTTGCATTGTCATAGTTATATTGGTCTTGCGCTCCTGAATAACCATCCCAAATAAGCATATCGCCGTCATCATGGCCATTTGAACTCATTAAAATTGATTGACCCGCATCACCATTTATACCGCCTAAAGTTGCGTAAAGTCCATAATACGCATCATTTTTAGTTATGCCTGTACCACAAAATGAGATACTATCCCAATCTAAATCAGTACGGCCTGACACAATATATATTCCATCATGTTCAGTTACGGCACTTGACCAACTACCACGAATTGAAAAGCTAGAAGTATCACATACAAGTTTGAACGCTGTAGGTTGTCCTAGTACATAATTATGCGCCACAACGTCAGTCCAGAACCCCGATGCTATTCCAAAATTAGAGTTGCCTGTATATTTTGGCGGTTGCCATGAAATAGCAGCAGAATATAGTGGAGTAAAAGCGTATTCTGCTTCATGCGCAAAAGGGCATTTATAGCCACGCATCAATCTAGTTTCACCACGACTATCTAATATCTGCGGCCGATTAGATTTAATTTCTTGAAGTGCTGGAGTAACTACCCATTTATTTGATACTCCGGTTAATCTGACAATATCGCCTATGTCAAACTCTTTCAGTCTATCCCAATCTTCAACAAATATTGACTGATACTCTAAATGTATCATTTTATCCGGCGATTTCTCAATCGGGTGCAGAGTGTGACCGGAATTTGTGACTTCTGTTGAATTGTACCAGCATTTAGTTATTTCCGGTGCTATTGAATTTTGTGATAAATCTGTCGATGGCTCACATACTTCACACTGTACCCCTTGCAATACAGAAATAGGCGTTGCACCTACATATATACTTGATAAATCATGTTGGAAATATCCGATACCCTGACTTAAAATCAAATCTAAATAATACTCGTTATCACGATAAAATCTATGTGTATCGGCTAAATAGTCAGGAAATTTTTTAAACAGTCCGAACTGTTCAGGAATGACATCACCGAGTTTAATCTTGTTGCCTTGTGCGTTTACATCGTATATTGAACGTGATTCACCGCTTTTATCTGTTCCGGTTTTACTGTTCAAATTGTGCATCATACGCATGGTATATAAGAAAGTTGCAACCATAGCGATAATCACAAAGGCGAACATTACAACAGTTCCCTCCGGTTCCAGGATAAATTTTATTTCGTGATTTTTTTCTTCAGATAAAAAATATTTTTTCCATTCAGCGAAAGGTACAACAGCACCATCAACAATTACTGTGATAGATTTTTCTGTGATGTTTGGAGTTTGTGCAAGTTCTGAAACTAAATCATATATGCTGATATTTGATTTAATTTCAGTAAATTCTTCTTCAATTATGAAATCTAAATCGTGTCTAGGTGCGACTATTACGTGTAATTTCATAGAATTTCAAACTCCATAAACTATATATTCTTTTAATCGTGCCAATACTCTGTAATACAGCACCGTTTTTGTTTATATGCAGAATTTTTCTGTCGATAACTATTCCACAATGCGCTAAAAAATTATTTTTTGTGTAAAATCCGCATAGGTAAATTTTATCACGTTCTAAATTTATTTCTGTGACTTCTGCATATTTTACAATTTTTTTAAAATTTTCTTCGCCTTCCGGTGCTTGTGAAATATCGGTAATACTCTGTTCTAGTGGCAGATTAATTCTTAATTCATTTTTAAAAAATTCCAAAACAAGACCATAACAGTCCACATCTGGTAGAGTTCTACCACCTTGCTTGTATCTCGCTAAAAGATATTTATCTATGTTAATTTGACACATAGATTATCCCCGGTGCGTTTTCAGCAGTGTAGCGTTTCTGTGGGAACTCGGTATTGACTAAATCTGCAAAACTAGCGGTAAAGTTTGCAGCAGAACCGGAGAAATTAACTGAATTTATAACCATTTCAATTTCAAATTCTTTTTGCAGTGTAGTCGGGTGCCATTGTGCAAGTGTGACAAAGTTCAAATTTTTATGGTCATTTCTCGTAATTCTTGAAAGATATTGCAGAATTTCACGGTTTACATCGCCGATGGAGAATGTTAAATCTTGAAAAGTATTGTCTGAACGCTCCGGCAGTGCGGCACTGAAACAGCTTGCAGAATAAACTTCACCGTCTAAAGTTATATCAGACTGTGACAGTGCATAACGTAAAATTTTATTTTCAACTGCGTTACCTTGCCACGGTTTACCGTTGTATTTATAGCCTAAAGTTAAATTGAATGTGAGTGTCGTAATAGGGAACTTATCACCGCTCGCCCATAATGCTTTCAATGTTTGAAGTGCCATACATTATTCCCTCACGTCTAACACGAATGAGACTTTATACACAAAATTACTGCTGTTTCTGAACTGTAAATCTTTTTTAATTTGGCCGTTTTTAATGCGTACAGTTCGTGTATTCACAGTATCAGAATTATCTAGTGGCAGATTCATAGTGAACCAATCCGAGCCATAATTCAGGCTTTTGTAGAAGTTCCAAAAATCAACCCATTGTGCACCTGTAAGCATAAGAACACATGAAACAGAAAAATCACTAGCATTATATGGCATAGTTCTTTGTCTTGCACTGCCATCTGTGAAAGTAGTTCTTATCAGTGCCGGTTTATAATCAGCACTGTATGATTCTTGCAGTGGTTGCGGTAATGTGTTTGGATAACTCAATATACTCATTTAATACCCCACTCTTTTAAGGCCATAAGTAGATTCTAGTACACTTGCAGTATCACCGCCGGACCGGATATTTGCCACAAATATATCAATCATCTGCTGGTCGTCACGTTCAGACTGTTGAACCGTTCCGGCTTTTTCTCTATCTTCTATCAGATTAACTGTGATGCTGTTCTGTCGTAGCATTTCAGCTGTATCTTTTCTTCCGGTAACTGTTGCCGGACCCTTTATCAATTCCGGTCCGATTTCACCAACAAGACCAACCGCCCCACTTGGAATATATCCACCCTTATCGTATGCACCGGTATAATTAATTGATTTAATTTGTCCGACTAAAGCTAACCCTTGTGCCAGAACTCCGGCCCATGCAATTAAATTCTGTGGATATGGAGCCGCCATCGCATTTGCAGCACCTTGATAAATAGACAGTATTGAACTTGCTACGGCAAAACTTTTTTGTAAAGCGAACAGTGTTCGATACATCCCCGAATTTTTTTCAAATCCTTGTGCAATATTGCCAATGTAACCACCAATGGCACTGCTTGCTTGTGCATAAACTCCGGTTATCTGTGTAGCGGTCAATCTCGACTTTTCAAAATTTCCGGTTAAAACATTATCCCAGGTTAAACCGTACTTTTGAAGTTTATCAGTGAATGCGTCTAATGGTGTAGACTCTGACCAATCTCTCTCAGTTTCACGCAGTCTATCAATCTGTTCTTTTCTTTTCTCTGCTTCACGCTCATAGTGTTCACTGTACAATTCCGACAGTTTATCGAGGTGCAGTTGTGTGAGTTCTTGCTCTGTGGTCCTATACTGCTCTTGTGTAATTGCGTTCTGCTCGAGTGCTGTTTTTAAAACAGTCATTCTATCAGCGTATGTACTGTTCTCTTGCTCTATTGCATCTAACGCATTGAACTTCATCCGCTGAATTTCTGTGTTTAAATTTTCATAAGCTTTTCTTGCCTTGTCAGTTTCTTCAGCTAATTTTCTTGCGGCAGAACTTGCGGCGGTACTTCCAGAAGTTCCGGCTCCTGACGCTTTGAAAATATCGTCATAATTTAATGATTTTGTTTTTAAAGAATTTTGTAAATTTATTCTTGTTTGAATCAAATCATCGTATGCTTTTTTGCGTTCAGCATCATTCTTTTTTTCAATATCTGCTAACTGTTTCTGAAAAGCATCTTCTGATGCAAGTTCAGTATCTTTTATCTGTTTATTTGCATCAGCTACACGCTTTCTTTCTGACATATAATAGTCTAGTAACGGATGGCCTTTTGGCAGTTGCAGAATAGCTGAAAGGTCAACCTTTCCACTTTTCTTTACCAGTGCGGTATTTTCTAGTCCCAATTCTTTAATTTTAGCGAGCATTTTAATGCTCAAATCGGCACGATTCATAACCTCGTATGTAGTGCCATGAACCGTTTGCGCTATGATAGATCCGGCCCTTTCTGCGTATGCTTGTAGCTGTTTGTACCAAGTATCTAACTGTGCTGTTATATCGCCTAAACCCAGGCGAACAAAATCAAACCAACCCTCAAAATATCCAATTTCAGCCTTGCAAGTTTTTTCTCCGGCATCAGATAAATTTGAGAAAAAATCTGAAAACGGTTGCCACAAATTCGATAGACCGTTTGCAATAGTGGAAAATGCGCCTTTAAAGGCTCTTACAATTCCACCTAACGCTTGCTGTACTTCTGCGGATTTCAGCCATGCTGTAAAGCTGTCTAATGCTCTTGACGCTGTATAGATACTGTCTGCAATCTCTCTACCTACATCTCCGGTTGCGATGGCAGTCCACATATCAGACCATGCGTCTGACAAATTCTTAGTCGCTCCGGTCATACCTCGCATCTGGAAATTTAAAGTTTCTGCAAAGTTATTTTTGGAAATGTCATTGATATACTTCATTATGGATTCTGAAGTATTATCTATAACAGTCTGTTGACCCTTATATGAAACTTCAATTTGATCACCGGTAGCTTTTGCCACAATACCAAGCTGTTTTAAGGCTTTCACTTGACCGAGTGCCGCACTTGTAACAACTTGCGATACACTCGCCAAAGTGTTATTAGTTCCAACGGCAATCGCTGACAGTG